AAACCATGTCGGTCAAGCCGCCACGAGCCAAATGCTCTGCCAGAATGGTCAGGTCACGGCCAACAAGCCCGTCCGTGTCCAAGTCAAAGGTAATTTCTTTTACCTTCTCTTGGCCCTTCTGAATCATGATGGTGCTGGCCCCAGCCCGCAGCGGGCGCACATCAGATGAACCAAATGTGGTTTCACGCAGCACACTAACATTTGTCGGAGTCACAGGCCCGGTTGTTCCGCCCGAAAGGGTGAACTCGGAACTGCTTGTCAGGATTTGCAGGAACCGGCCCGGAATCATGTGCTTGATGACATTCACTTGGTTGGATGCAATCGTTATGTTGATTGCCTTGTCATCTTGGGTGCCAGGCTCGTGATTCTCAAAGTCACCAGTTACGGAGCCATAGATTGTTTGTGGGCGGCCCACTGTGCCAGCAAAGTATAGACGCTCCTCATAAAACGCTACAGCGCGGGGGTAGCCATTAATAAGACTAAAAGCACCTTCTGACCAAGTTTTTACGCCTGCGGACAAACCAGCGTTACCGCCACTGGTGTATGTAGTGTATGATGTTGAATTAATCCCAGACAGTTGAAATGTATTTGTTGTTGCGCCAGCAACAGTAAAAACAAGGTTATTTACCTCTGTCATCCCGGAAACATTGCGAATAATGATTCTGTCTCCGTTGGAAAAGCCATGAGATGAAGCGGTCACAACAGCTGGATTTGCTTTCGTTATGTTTGTTATAACTGCCGTTAAATTAGAAACATGATTGTCTGAAACCTGCTCAACAACATCTACTGTCGCAATAAAGCCAGATGTTACGCCAGTTACGCGCACATACCCGCTTCCATTGTGCATATATTCCCACTTTGTAAATCCCGTAGTGCTGTCGTGGTATGACTCAGTTCCCTCAAGATGAACAGGTGGGGTAGCACCGGTGGTCGTTGTTGAGCCTGTGACATTCTTATAAACATTGTCATTGTAATAGACTAAATCACCATCAGCATAAGTCTCCCCAGCGGCCCATGCTTCATGATTAATTTCAACCGGCTTCCTAAAACGAAACAATGCGCCCACATGATTTGCAACAAAGTAATCCGTGGTTGATGTCATTACAATCCCGGTTCCGGGCGCAGCTTGGGAAAGTTCCATCATAGTGTCTGTAATGTTTTCGTCTAGGTAAGGCCCATCAACGAAATCAATGTCGGTCAGCGTGAAACTGGTGGCTGTAGTCCGGGTTAGCTTTGCAGGCTCATGGTCTTTGTGCGCCAGGTAAAGCACATCAGCAGATTGGACATGATTGATTTCAAATATGTCATCTATGCTATATGTGGTGGTTACTTCGACAATTTTACCAACAGCCCCACCAGAAACAAAAGCAGAAAAACCAGAACCATCCACACCGCTAAGTTCAAAGGTGTTAGTAGTAACATTGGCTACAGTGAACTCCCTGTTATTAATCTCTTTCATGCCGGTTACGCCGGTAATATACACCCGGTCGCCGTTTGAATAGCCGTGAGATGTGGCAGTAATCACAACCGGATTGGCAGCAGTTGCCCCGGTGATGGACTTTGTTGCCTCGGTCAGAATACCGCCATCCTTGAAGAAGCGAATATAGTTTGCGCCAAACTCCAGCACATACGCCTGCTCGTCACTGTATTCAAAGTTAATCAGACGAACCTTGCCGCCATCCTTGGACGAGCCAGCATAGTAAGTCCCAGGGCGGCGGGTAATCCCACCTTGGGGAAACGCCAACATATTCTGTAGCGTCTGCGCCCCTGCATTATACTTTTGCAGGTCAATGCGGCCCTCAAGGCGCGGCGAAAGTTCACCAGCTTGGAAGTTGGTAATGATGGTGGAAACGCGGGCCATCTTAGAACCTTACATTAATGAAGTCGTCTGCAAGTAGCTTGTCTGGTGTCCCCTCCATTGCATCAATGGAACGAGCCTCACGCAAGCGGGACTCATACAGCTGGAACATTTGTTGGGCAACACCATTGCTGCCCGTCAGGGCATAAGCCGTTTCTGCGGCCAAGCGATGCGCTACAGTGCTGCTGAGAAGGGAGTCATACTGCTCTGTGTCAGTAACGCGCCCGATGTAGGTAATCTTGCAGGCGCTTTCGTTTGACAGGATTTTACGACCCTCAATCTTATACATCAGCCGTGTGTCATACGCGGCAATCTCGCTGTCCACCTGGTCGTCAAAGAAGGACAGCACCCGCAGGCAGTAAGGATTGTTTGGCAGGGTATATTGGTAGCTAAAGCCAAATGCCGGTGTGTCAGCGTCCTGCGCAATAGACTTTCTGGTAATGGCTACATTCCACGGATGGGCGCGGAGAACCGCGTCACGCACAGTAGAAAAACGCCGATTACAAATCCGCGCTTCCTTTGAGTTCTCACTTAGTGCTGTAATGGTTCCTGCGCCAAGCAAGTCCATAGCTTCATTACAAATGTCAACAACGGATGGCATCTCTTAATAGCCTCTCTACTTCTACCAATACGCCCCGGCTTAGATTGCTGTCACCGCCGGAAAGCACACGGCCTTTCTCTTTCTGCTCTTTTACAAGCCCTTTCAAACGCTCTGTAGGTAATATTACCACAGTTTCGTCAGTAATCATAAAGGCCCAAAAATCTGCTTCTGTTGTGGAGATGCCAGATGGCTTGCCCCTACAAAAAAACTCCACAAACACTTTTCCGGTTCGTGAAGCTCTGAAATCCCTTTTCACCTCTATGGTCTTGTCAGTCAGCATATTCGCAAGGCGTTTTTCACTTAGCTGACCTACCTTCAAATCATACCTAAAATCACTATTGTATTCCACGCCGTTTCCCCCCGGCAGGAGAAGGAAGGGGCGGCCAGAGCCGCCCCAACCAGATTAGTTCACCACATACTCAATGATGAAAGCCATGTCACCAGCGGAGCCACCAGTTGCGCTAAAGGTAGCGGCAAGGTAGTAGATTCCACCGGGGTCGGAGGACTGACCCGCCAGTTCCCAAACCTGCTGACCGGTGGTGTTGATGTCGGCAACTTCGTAACGGAGTTCCGTCAGACCTGCTGCGTCAGCAACATCAGTTGCCAGCGCATCTTCATCAACAACCACGCCCCCGTCAGTGTAGAAGCCAACATTAAAGGTGCATGTGCCACCCAGATTGTCGGAGCCTACGCGAACAGAAGTCACGGTAGCATGAGTTGGAATCGGCGCAAGCATCACAATGTCGTCATCGGTGCTGTCACCAGCGGCCAATGCAACATTGCCCTGTGCAATACGCTTTACGCCACCAAGCTCTTGAGCGTTGTTGGCGACCTGCGGGAGAGCCTCAAGATTGGCAATGAGGTCGGAGTTCTTCGTTGTCATCTCTTAGCTCCTCTTAGTCAGGGGTTTCGTCACAGAAGATTTGAACAACCTTGGCTTCTTCCATGCGCACCGCACCGATGCTCATGCAATAATAAACCTGAGTTGCATACCCTTTGTCAGCGCGTTCATCAATACGAGCATTGATGTCTTTGCCGATGCCCAGGGTCAAACCATCTTCAGCCCAAGCGAAACACTTGCGGATGTCATTGGCATCAACAGACAGCCGGTTGGTCATGATGAACTTGAAGCCCATGAAGGTGTCAACATCACCCTGAACCAGTGCTTTGATGGTGTTGAAGTCGCTGCTGGTCACTTCAGTAGTGCCGAGCAGGTCTTCAATTTGCTTGGGGCCAACCGCGATGTAACGATTGATGGACGGGTCAACATCCAGCAAGTCCATCTTACGCTTGGCTTCACGCAGCTTTGCAATGGTCAGGCCATCGTTGGATGAAGCTGAACCAACAGAGTTGGCGGTTGCATCCAGTGATGCGCTGCCTGAACCAGTCTCGCCGGTGCTTGCAGTGCCGGTAGCGGCGGTGATGATGACATCATCCATTGCACGGCCCATAGCAGCGGCAGCTGCACGAGCGTAGGATGAAGTCGGGTCAATCAGCATACGAACTTTGTCCTGGTCATCAATCAGGTCAGCATACTCGTAGTCAGCCAGAGACAGCCGGCGGCGGGCATGCGGAGTGTCCATCTGCGGGGTGTCGGCATGGCGGCTGGTGCGCAGGGCAGCAGTCGCAGCACCGATTTGGTCGATGAAAGCATTTTTGCCAACAACATTCTCAACGCGCACTGCATCACGCAGACGGGAACCCATCTGCTGTGAAAGCATCTGCACATTTGCAGAATACTGCTGAACAAATGCTGTGGTCACTTGCGTAGACATAAGTCTAACTCCTTGTTTTCACAGTTACATTTGGTTCATTGTCAGTGCGCTACCCTTTCGGACGCTCCTCGCCTTTTTAGCCTGCGTCTGGCCACCGTCTTTCCGGTCGTCTGCGGGACGAGTTGCCTCGCTACCCCTAGTGACCCATTCCCAATACCTGTCGGCTAGTCGGGCCGGGTCAAGAACATCGCGTTGAGTTCCAAACTCTAACGCAATCCTCAAACAATCCATCCGGGCATGGACTCTTTCAAGTTCATCCATGAACCATGCCCATCAATTCTGACACCCGGTCAATGGCGGTTTGCCTGCCAGGTGCTTTTGCATCCCAATAAGGATGCGTCTTGTCGTTCATGATGGCATCAATCTCGGCTTGCGCCTCCTTTGGTGTCATAGCACGGCTAGAAGGACTGTCAGAGATTGTGTCTTCACTGGTTACACTATGCCGGAAATCCGCCATGTTTGCAAATGCTTTGATGAAATCGGGGTGGTTGCCGACCATCGTGCCATCTGCCAGCTTCATTTCCAAAATCTCAGGCGTTGCAAAGTCTTGCACCACAGCTTTTGCCGCAGAGAGTTTTTGCTCAAACGCCTGCCCCCACTCTTTACGGAGTTCCGTTTCAACCTGTTCACGGGCAAACTGCTCATTTTGTTCCGCCGCTTCTGCACTCTGTTGGGACAGGCTTTTATAGTATTCCAAAACACCATTCGCTTGTTCCGGCGAGAGCCGGAGTTTGTGCGCAACATCGGCGTAAGATTTGGCGGCATCTTCTGTAATCACATTCCCGTCAATAGGTATTTCGTAACCATCGGGCGTTTCTGGCCGCCCTAGTCTGCCATAAATGCGGTCAAGGTCTTCTTCTGTCGGATTAACCGGCATCGGAATCTTGTCTGCACCAATAAGACGCTGGGCGTTTACATAGGAACGAGCAAGGTTTTCAACATCTTTGATTGGGGAAAGACTTGGGTGGTCACGCAATTCTTCTGGTATTGTGCTTAGAAAATCGTTACCAGAACCGCCTTGCGCTACATCCGCTGGTGTTTCCAACAGCGGTGCTTCGGTAGGCTGGTCTACCTGTTCGATTGCTTCTTCTGACATAATTACTCCTCTGTCAGCATGTTGTGGATGTGGAGGATGACTGCTCTTTTACCCTCCTCAAAAGCTGTGGCCTTGGCATCGCCAGCCACATAGCTTAAAGACCGCCAGTTGCAGCGGGCTTCAAGGTCGTGAAGAACCTTCTGTCCATTTGTGGAGTCAAAGGTCTCTTTATACATTGCGCGGAGTTTGTCTATTTCTTCCATTACTCTCCAACCATCCTAACTGCTTGTGCAGCTTGGGCGGCTGTATAGACATCTTCTTGTTCCTGCTGCCGTTGCTGCATCATTGCTTCCTGTTGCGCTCTGGCTGCCCGTGTTTCAGCTATTTCACGCTGGGAACGCAGCGTAGTTTTGGGAACACCGAGAGCATCGGTAACATGCCTCACCAGTCCGTCTGGGTCAATATGGTCGCCAACGGGCAGGGCTTGAGACAGCGGCATAAGGATTTCCAACGCCCGCATAGTGTTGTTGAGGCTGTTGGACTTTTGCGCACGAGCCAGCGGTGAGACATACTCAATCTCAACATTCCGGCCTTGCAGCATTTCTGGTGGCTGTGCCAGCATTTGCTCCCGCAACATTAGAGCAAACACGCGGTCAATCAGGGGGCGCAGCATCTCATTCATCAGCCTCCCCAGCACAGGGCCAATCACCCTCATGCGTTCTTCCTGCCTGC